CGAGTCAGGTCCGGTACCGACCAGGAGCTATAAACGGCTCCGTTCACTCATTAACAACGTCCCACCCTGCGTCGGACGTCACACATTCTTTTAGCGCGAGAAGAGTTCCCCCTGGATCACTAGGTTTTCAGCCTGGTGACCACTACGTAGCTGATGTGCCCCAGATTCGGAGCAGGGACCAACGTACTTGGCGGAGGAGAGATCCTCACTATCGCTTGCCTATCGGCATGTGACGTCAAACGCCCCGCGACGATGCTGTTGCCAGCACCATGGGACGCCAAGAGACCGATGTAAATTAGCCATCAACTTGTGGGAAACAGAAATTCTGCTCCCTAATGGCACGCATCTCTCTTATGGACATGTATTCGTCAGGAACGAATTGCATATCCATCTCCTTTCTTCCGTACGCATAGCCGTCAAATTTTAACGACTTCAGCTTAGAAACGAAGCTAAGCCGAGACCAAGGCTTTACAACCTTGTATGCGTACGTCCTGCGTACCTCGCCCACGCTAGGCGAATATACGTCTCTTTTCCTTCCTCCGTCCCGACCGTGTGACCACTGCCATGCAGTAAAGGCCATCCGTTCGTCGGGATCCAAGGCTCTTCGTAAGCCAAGGATACCTTCACTCCTGTCCTGAGAAGGGGGAAGTGGCAAAGGTGTATGACACCTATGCCACATCTCCCGTCCCCTACTAAAAGCAGGGTACGACTTAGGATGAAGAGAAAGTTGCGAAGGAAGGAAACCCCATTTCTTACCGATTCGAGAATGGACAAACGCGTCTGTCCATTCGCGGGAGCCACGTACTGCGCTAGCAATATGAAGCATCCCTTTAAAATCGGTTTGAAAACCTCCTCTCCTCAAGTGGCGTACCTCACGCCACTTACCACCGCCGCTTAGAAAAGCAGTCGAGTTGACCTCGGCTACGACTTCGCTACGAATCGTCTTCTTGTCATTAAGCTTCCAACCGGAAGGATAAGACTCAGCCGACACGTAAGCATCTGAGCTTACCAAGCAGTCGTCACCGTTTACTAGATAAGTGGCCTTATGGCCTCTCATCGCCCAACGGGCTGCGAGATAAGACTGCAGACAAAGCAGCGGAAAGGAAAGGTAGGCCCCCATCATCTGTCCGTGGGTCACTTCGCCCTCGATCACACCGTTCACCGTTACTAACGGCCTGAGGGACAAGTGAGCAAGCTCACGAATTCCGCCAGGAACGCGTTCACACTTACTAAGAAGTGACGCGAGGATGGCCTCTGTGGACTCGAGGGACAAGTTATCAGTAGCGCTGACGAGGTCAATGCTAGTCTGATACTTGTACCTACAGACAGACGAAATCTTCTCTGACGTCGGCGGTCCGACAAGGCACCAAGATTGCTTGGAAAGATGCTTATAAAGCATCTTGTGCAAAGGTGCAAGGTAGTCAATGGCTTTATCATAAATGATAAGAGGCCTGACTTTCCCTGCACTAAGCACTTCCTTATACCGCGCTTGAAATGGTATCCCAGTGACGAAGGGACCACTTAAGCATTGACCGACGTAGGACTTCCACTCGCCCATCCAAGCATGATCGGCTCTCTGATCAGAGAACCTAGCTGTGGCATTGGGGACATGAGAATACACAAATTTCTCATAGTCACGGTCCCAACCGAGCGGAAACATCCTGCGTACCTCTCTACGTAAAAACGAGAGGTACTCCGGAGAAGAAGAGGGGGGGTTAGAGAATGCGGACGCTTTCCATGCGTCCGCACAGGAAGGGGTGTGGAAACGACAACCTTGAGGAAGGTTGCGCTTAATTGAAGCGACGGAGTGAGCAAACTCCCATCGAGCTCGTTTCCCCATCCGCGACAAAGCCAGAAACCCTGATGAATCACGAGACGTCGACTGACGTCTTGGGAAAGCAACAGAGGCCCTTTTCTGGCCCTGAAGAAGAAGAAAAGAGAGATAGCGATTTAAATCAGACGGCTCAAGATCCGGGCATTCACTATAGGGTAACCTAAAGCGAATCCGAATTAGTCTTAAGCCGTTGACAACGGTCTCTCTTGTGTCTAGCACTGCCTTGCGGCAGCTACGACACGTTTGAGCCTCAGAACCACAAGTGGGTTTATCTGAGGCGGCGGTGCACGTGACTTTTGATCGTGTGCCAGACATCTGAAAGGTAAAGCTGCGAAGCTGCCTGGTTCAGATGGGATCCTTTAACGG